ACGACGCGCACGGCTTCCAGGGCATTCACGCGCGCAAGGTGCTCGTGGTCGTGGACGAAGCCTGCGGCGTGCCGAAGCTGCTGTGGGACGCCATCGACGCGCTCGCCACCAACGAGCTGTCCCGGGTACTCGCGATCGGCAACCCGGACGACCCCGGTACGCACTTCCGCGAGATCTGCCAGCCCGGCCAGGGCTGGAACGTGATCCGTATCGACGCGTTGCGGTCCCCCAACATGTGCCGTTCGGAGATCGACCGGCTCGACGACGTGGAACCCGGGCTGACCGAGCGCATGTACGAGGTGCTGCGTGAGGCCGGTGTGCAGCCGTCCACGGAGGAGATCCCGGACGCGGTACGGCCCATGCTGACGTCTCCGCTGTGGGTGGTGGAGCGCGCGAAGCGGTGGGGCACGAACTCGGCTCTGTGGACGTCGAAGGTCCGGGGCATGTTCCCCGACTCGAACATGGAGGGCGTCATCCCGCTTGGGTGGGTGGAGCGCGCGATAGACCGGTGGATCGAGTGGCAGGACGCCGGGGCGCCGGAGCAGCCCGGCCGGGTGGTCGTGGCGTGCGACGTGGCCCGGTTCGGCGACGACATGACGGCCATGGCCAAGAGGCAGGGCAATGCCGTTTACACGGTGCACCGGTTCTCGGGGCTCGACACCACCGAGACGACGCGCGTGCTGCTGCGCCAGGACCCCCGGCCGGACATGACCGGCAGGACACCACAGCTCGCCCCGCTGGACTCCCCGGGCCTTCAGTTCGTGGTGGACGTCATCGGCGTAGGCGCGGGCGTGGTGGACAACCTCCGGCACCACATGAAGACCCTGAAGCTCCCCATCGCGCCGTCCGTGATCGGCTTCAACGCGTCCGAGCAGCACCACCGGCGGGACCAGAACGGGGAGTTCGAGTTCTTCAACAACCGCGCGGCGGCGTGGTGGAACCTGCGGGAGCTGCTGGACCCGAGCCAGCCCGGCGGGGCCAAGATCATGCTGCCGGACGACGAGCAGATGAAGGCCGACCTGTGCGCACCGAAGTGGACTCTGGCCGAGTCGGGCGCACCCCCGAAGATCAAGATCGAGCCGAAGGAGAAGATCCGGGAACGGCTCGGGCGGTCGCCGGACACCGGTGACGCGGTCGTGATGCTCTTCTGGACGGCCGGGGCGCCCACCGAGGACCATGCAGAGTCCGTACCATGGGGCTCGACGAAGAACGACACCGTGCAGCACTGGGAAACCGCGACGGCCGGTCTCGGAGCCGGGCACTGGGACTAGGAGCGTGTAAACGTGGCCAGCATCGACGACGAGGTCAAGAAGCTCAGCTTCGAGATCGAGCGCGGCTCGTCCTTCCGGCTCTTCGACACCCTGTTCGGAGAGTGGGACTCGGGCGAGGTCTTCGAATACGACTTCAGCTCTCTCGACGTCCGCAAGGCGCTGGAGAAAGACGGCAAGCTCGGCTGCATCGAACAGGCGCTCACCCTCCCCATCCTGTCCGCGCCGTGGTCCATCAAGCCCGGCACCGGCGGCGAGAAGATCGCCGAAGAGCTGGACACCTTCCTGCGCATGAGCCCGCTCGAAGGCGGGATGCAGACCCCGTTCCAGACCGTGATCGCTCAGGCCACCTCCGCGCGCGCGTACAAGAAGGCGTTCTTCGAGAAGGTCTACAAGGAGGTGGACGGGAAGATCGTGTACGACAAGATCGCGTACCGTCCGCCGGAGACGTGCCGGATCGGCCGCGACCCCGACACCGGGGAGTACAAGGGCTTCCGGCAGACCCCCGTCCGGCAGGGTGGCGCGAAGAACTTCAGCGACGTGGACATCCGGCCCCCGTACGCGTGGGTGCACATCAACGGCCTGCGCCGGAACCCCATGACGGGGACCTCGGACCTTCAGATCCCGCTGTGGTGCCACGAGACCAAGATGAAGATCCTCTACCTGTGGACGACGTTCCTCGCGACGCAGGCAGAGCCCCGGCTGATGACGTCCGGCTCGGACCCCGACGAGGCCGCGAAGAAGCTCGCGACGCTCCGTGGGGGTGGCGTGGTGGGCCTCCCGAACGGGACGACGGCCACCGTGCTGGAGTCGAACGGCACGGCCGCTCAGGTCTTCAAGGACATGATCAACTACCTCGACACGCAGATGAGCGCGGCGGTCCTGGCCAACTTCACCGACCTCGCGTCCGGCGCGACCGGCACCGGCTCGTACGCCCTCTCGAAGGATCAGTCCACGTTCTTCGTGGAGTCCTTGGAGGCGTACAGCCGCGAGCTTGCCGACTCGATCACGCACAACGTGCTCGGGGACCTCGTGGTCTACAACTACGGCCGGAACGCGAAGTTCCCCCGGTTCGAGTTCGGGCCGCTCGCCGACTCCGACGTGGACCGCTGCATCAGCCTGATCTCCGGGCTCGCGGTCGCCACCAACAACGTCCTCCCGTTCGAGTTCATTGAAGAGCTGACGCTGAAGACCGCGAGCTACCTCGAACTCGACGTGGCGAAGGTCCGCGACGGCATGGAGAAGGCCGGGAAGATCGCCGAGGACAAGGCGCAGATGTCCATGGAGGCGCAGCGGCAGGGCCTTCAGGGGCAGGCGGCGGCCCTGAAGCAGGGCGTCGGCGGTAACCAGGCACCGGCCAAGGGCTCCCCGCAGGAGAAGGCCATGAAGCAGACGGCCGGTATCGCGGCGAAGGTCGGCGTGGCCGCTGCGGCGGTGAAGGCCAAGCAGCAGCAGGAGAGCGGGAAGAAGTGAGCACACCGCAGCAGGACCCGCAGCAGCAGCCGGAGAGCGCGACGGACGAGGAGATCGCGGCCATCCTCGCGATCCTGCTGCTCGGGTACGGCGTCAAGGAGACGGCTCAGGCTCTCGCCGGGGTCCTGCTGATCCCGGTCAACATCGCGTTGGCGTTCCTGAAGGGTCTCGGCTCGGAGGCGCTGAAGTCGTTTACACGGCCGACTGGCGGGACCTCCGCGCGTGCCCTGGCCAAGAAGGCGAACCTCCGCTACCGGGCCGCGTTCATCATCAACGCACTACGCCGCATCGCGGCGGCCCCCGACTGGAAGACCGCGCTGAAGCGCGAGCTGGGGTTCTGGAAGGCGCATACGGCCGCGTCCGCCCGCCGCATGACGGTAGCCCGCCGGATCGACGCGTCCCGGAAGCTGTACGGCGACGTGCTCGGCTGGTACGCCACGATGGACAACCGCACGACGGCCGAGTGCCGGGCGGCCGACCATCGCAACTTCAACGCCCTTCAGCCGCCGGTCATAGGTTATCCGGGTAGCGTGCACCCCCGGTGCCGGTGCCTTCCCGGCCCGCCTTTCCCCGGGGCGAAGATGGTCGACGACTCGCTCACCGTGAGGCGTAACGGCCCCGGCTTCTACCGCTAGGAGACCAGCGTGACCCGCCACCACTACGGCAAGCTCCCCGCGCAACCGGCGCGGCCCCACCTGAAGCTGTCCCCCGTCATGAAGCGGCTCGCGGCTCCCCCGGTCCGGGCCGACTGGCAGGCGGACACGATCCAGTGGCCCATGTACGCCAACGACCAGATCGGCGACTGCACGTGTGCGGCGGTCGGCCACATGGTCAACCAGCTCACGTTCTACGGCTCCGGCACCGAGGTGCAGCCGAAGGAGTCGAGCGTGGTCGGCATGTACTCCGCCGTGACCGGCTACAAGCCCGGCCACCCGTCCACGGACACCGGCGCCTACTGCCAAGACGTGCTGGCGTACTGGCGCAAGACCGGGCTCGAAGGCCACAAGATCGTGGCGTATGCCGCGCTGGACGTCTCGGATCTCGACGAGGTCAAGCAGGCCATCGCCATGTTCGGGACCGTTTACATTGGCTTCACGGTCACCGACGCGGCCGAGGACGCGTTCGACGCCGGTGAGGTCTGGGACGTGAAGCGCGGTGCCCGGAACCTGGGCGGCCACTGCGTGCCGATGGGCGCCTACGACTCCGCGAAGAAGACGCTGTATGGCGTCACGTGGGCGGCCGAGTTCGGCATGACCGAGGCGTACTGGAAGAAGTACGTGGACGAAGCATGGGTGGTGCTGGACGAGGACGGGCTGACGAAGGCCGCCGCGTACTTCGCCGGGTCGGCGTCGTTCTACGAGCTGGGGCAGGCGTTCGCCGCGCTCACCAACGAGACCAACCCGATCCCGGCGCCGGAGCCGACTCCGACCCCGACCCCGGACCCGGCCGTTTACACGGCCTCCGATCTGGCGGCCGACGTCCGGGCCCTGCTGGAGTCCAAGGGCGTGTGACCTCGCGCTGATGCGCGATGATGGGGGCGGGCCCACGGGCTCGCCCCTTCTGCTTCGAGGAGAGAGATGTGAGCGCCGATACTGCACGGCTGGCAAGCCAGCATCACAAGCTGGGAAAGCCCGGTGGGCCGGGCCTCTTCCACGACAAGAGCCTTCAGCTCCCCGCCTACATTCAGAACGTCGCGAAGGCGCTGATGCGGAACGGGAAGACGAAGTCTCAGGCGATCCAGATCGCGATCGGCACGGTCAAGAACTGGGCGGAGGGCAAGGGCAACGTCTCTCCCGAGGTCCGGGCCGCTGCGGCGAAGGCGGTCGCCGAGTGGGAGGCCGCGAAGGCGAAGGCGAGGGCCACGCCGAACAAGGGGGCGAACCTCTCGAACCCTTTTGACCTCGCGAACAGCGCAGCCGACGTGACGCCCCGCATGGGCATGGTGGCGCTGGAAGTCCCGGCCGGAACCATCGCCCCGCTTCCCGGCGGTACGGCGGCCGACGACATGCACATCACGCTCGCGTTCCTCGGTGAGGACGTGGACGACAAGACCCTTGCGCGCGCCATCGCGTACGCCTACGACGCGTCGCACCGGCGCCCGCTCTCCGGCACGGTCGGTGGTCTCGGCACGTTCCCCCCGAAGGACGACGGCTCGAAGATGCCGGTCTGGTGCCCGGTCAGCGTGCCGGGTGTAAACGACCTCGCGTCCCAGTTCCGTTCGCTGAACGTGTCCACCACGGGGTACACCCCGCACGTCACCCTCGCGTTCATGCCGGAGGGCTCGAAGCTCCCGGACCCGGTTCCCATCACGCCGGTCACGCTCTCGAACCTGATCGTGAAGCGCGGAGACCAGGTCTTCCGGTTCCCGATGGGTGAGGGTTACGACGACTCGCCGCGCGAGTCCGCGTTCGGGCGCCTGAAGGGCAAGGCGATCGAGCTTGCCAACAAGGCGAAGGGCAAGAACGCGAAGCCCGCGAAGGGCGACGAGCAGTCCGCGAAGTTCGGGGAGCCGTCTCTTCCGCCGGGCGCCACCGGGTGGAAGCACGG